GAGTCGTTCGAACAGTTCTTGACGGCCTTATGTCACGGGGTCAAGTCAAACATACATTAACGCTAAATAACCATTAGCGTTGTCCCCTTTTAAGCGAGGATTCTATGGCATTACGAGAGAAGCAAATATCGGTAAACGATGAACAAAATGCAGCTCCAGTCAAAGAAAGCTGGTCAACTGCTAATTACGCGAATTACAAATTCGATTCCTCGATTGGCAGCACTCCTATCTTGGAAGCTGATGAGCCACACGATGTCGATAAGAAAAAGGATGATGACGAGCCTATGACAAAAGTTTCCGAGGCTGAGGACAAGGATTCCGAGAAGAAAGATATGGCCGAAGCAAACGAGGCTGACGACAAGGATTCCGAGAAGAAAGATATGGCCGAGGCGGAAGACGAGGACGACAAGCATTCCGAGAAGAAAGATATGGCCGAGGCGGAAGACGAGGACGACAAGCATTCCGAGAAGAAAGATATGGCCGAGGCGGATGAAGAAGATAAAGATGACAAAAACGTTGAGGTCAAGATGGACGACGATACGCTTGAACTCGACCTGTCAGATTTAGTCGATGACGACGAAGAAGTTATTGAGTTAGAGATGGAGCCAGAGGAAGTCTCTGACGAAGATGACGAAGATGACGATGATGAAGAAGACGAAAACGATTATATGATGGCGTCGGAAAATGACGAAGAAGAGTCAAAGAAAGAAGACGACCTCAAGATTGACGTTGAAGAGCAGGAAGCCGAGGCGCCTGCGGAAAACGACGATGAAGAGGCAATGTCCGAAGTCTACGATGACAAGGCCGAAGAAGAAGAGAAAAAGGATGAGGGCAAGGATAAGGAAATGGCTGCTGAAGCTGAAGACGGCGAAATGAAGCAGCACGATGAAGAAAAAGAAGAAGAGGATGAAAAGAAAAAAGAAGATGCGAAGCCTATGGCCGAAAGCAAGCTAAAAATTTCGTTTAAGATTGACGAAACAAACAAGCTGTTCGAAAACAATGAGGTACTGACCGAAACGGATAAGCGTCAGTCACGTGCATTGTTTGAAAGTGCCGTGCGTTCCAGTGCTAAACAAATTAGCAAGCAACTTCAAGAAGCGTATCAAGCACGATTCGAGGAGTTCAAGAAGCAGCACGAGACAAAGACTGCTACACAGGTGGATCAGTATATGTCCTATGTGGTTGAGCAGTGGGTTAAGGACAACAAAGTCTCGCTTCAGAGTCAACTTCGCAACCGATTGTCGGATAGCTTCATTAATGGATTAAAGAAACTATTCACCGAGCACTATATTGAAGTGCCGCAATCGAAAGTGAATGTTGTAGAGGCGTTGGCTAAGAACGTTAAGTCTCTCAAGGTGCGCTTGAAGGAGTCTGAAGCTAAAGCAGTAAAGCTTCATACGGAAATGAAGGAAGCGGTTACGCGTGAACGTCTCGCTCTTCGTAAAGAACATAAAGCACGGTTGATTGCAGAAGCTGCAAGCGCCGTGACCTCAGCAGATCGTGGTGCGTTCGTGGAACGCGCCGAGACAGTGAAGTTTAGCAACACCAAAGAATTCAAAACCACTTTGGTTGCTCTGAGGGAACAGTACTTTGGGGCCAAGAAGTCGACGGAGCGGTCGACGAATGAGCCCGTTGCTGTCCCAAACTTTGAACCGAAAAAGTCATCCAGTACCGTAGATATCTACGCACAGGTGGCGGATCGGTTCACAGGGCGATCATAAACGCTCCGTTTATTAACCGTTAGTTACCGTAGGAGATAGATCAATGTTAAAGGAAAATCTCGAAAAGAAATGGGCGCCCCTGCTCGACCATCCGGGTATGCCCAAGATTGCAGATCGGTATCGTCGTGCAGTAACCGCAATCGTGTTGGAGAACCAAGAGTCAGAAGCGCGGAAGTCCGCGGGAATGCTGACAGAAGCGGTGCCTTCAATGGCCGCAGGCACCGGTGGTTTCGGTAGTGGTGCAACGGCGACAGGACCGGTTGCTGGGTTTGACCCGATTCTGATCGCATTAGTGCGTCGTTCGATGCCGAACCTCATTGCGTACGATGTGTGCGGTGTGCAGCCGATGAACGGCCCAACCGGACTCATCTTCGCGATGCGTTCACGTTACACCAACCAGAGTGGTGACGAGGCGTTCTACAACGAAGCGAACACGGCGTTCGCAGCGGCGGGTCAGGGCGGAACGCACGCTGGAAACGCGAACCCGTTCTCGGAGAACACCTTCAGCACCGGCGCGAACACCGCGTTTGCTGAATCACTGGGTGTCGCGAACGCAACCGGCGGACTCGAAGCGACCAACGCGATTCCGACGATGGCATTCAGCATTGAGAAGGTTACTGCGACAGCAGTGACTCGTGCGCTCAAGGCTGAGTACTCAGTAGAGCTTGCGCAGGACTTGAAGGCGGTGCACAATCTGGACGCAGAGAGCGAACTCGCAAACATTCTCTCGGCTGAAATCCTTGCGGAAATCAACCGTGAAGTGGTTCGTGCGATTGGCTTCTCGGCACAGAACGGTGCATCACAGACCGCAACTGCCGGCACATTCGACCTCGATGTGGACTCGAATGGACGCTGGTCAGTAGAGAAGTTCAAGGGTCTGTTCTTCCAAGTCGAGCGTGAAGCAAATGCAATCGCAAAGAACACCCGTCGCGGACGGGGCAACGTCATTCTCTGCTCGTCAGATGTGGCGTCGGCTCTTGTTGCAGCGGGCGTGCTTGACTACACTCCGGCTCTGCAAGCTGACCTGAATCCAGATGACGCAGGCAACACCTTCGCGGGTACGTTGCAGGGTCGCTACAAGGTGTATGTTGATCCGTATGCTCCCGCAGGTGGAGATTCGGAATACTTCATCGTAGGATACAAGGGATCGTCCCCGTATGATGCAGGCTTGTTCTACTGCCCGTACGTGCCGCTCCAGATGTATCGCGCAGTTGATCCGAACAGCTTCGTGCCGAAGGTCGGATTCAAGACACGCTACGCCGTGGTGGCCAACCCGTTCAGCAAGGGTACTGCACAGTCGAACGGAACCGTCGAAGCGAGCGTGAACCGCTACTACCGCAAGGTGAAGGTCACGAATCTATTTTAGCTAATATGTTCTAAAATAGATAGAGGGGGGGGCAAGGGAAACCTTGCCCCTTTTTCTTTTGTGCCCTAAATACGGATATGAGTTATCTGTCACTACCAACCGACACCTTCAATCTGTTCCCATCAGATCCGACTTCTCATGTGATACGATTTGAACGACTTCCAATGACAACATATGTCACACAGGAAGTCAATCTGCCAGGAGTTGTTGGCCGAGCCGCAAGCGTAGCCACTCCAGGCATCACGGTCAAACATGTGCCGGATCGATTAACGTATGATTCGCTGGTTATTAATTTTCTGATTGATGAAGAATTTAAAGCATGGCGAGAACTGTACTCTTGGTTACTTGGCACAACGGGTGGACAGGATCGGGCCGTGTTAACATCGGCATTTATTAACGAACATATAAATTATGTTCAAAACGAGCGTCCAATTGATCGACTGGATCGTGCTTCGCGGACGACTGCCGGTCTTACCATCGTTAATGGTGCTAAAGTGCCTATTCTTCGTTTCATATTTCACAATGTTTATATCTCATCGTTGGGAGCGGTGCAATTCAGCACGACTGCCGCAGATACTCTTACGCCGTTAACGTGTACCGCAACGTTTGAGTATGACTTTTATTCCCTCGTGGAAATTAAGTAATCCCGTGGTATACTAGTGTCCTATGACACTAGAAGCCCTTCATACTGCTTGGGCAGCAGACCAAGAGTTTCCTCTTGACCGTCCCGACAAAATTGTGCGCGATGTTCCTCTACTTCATGCTAAGTGGTGGCAATATTATACGCACGAACGTCAACGGTATTTGGCTATAAAGCAAGAATACGATGAACTTCGTCGTGCTAAGTTTGAGTGGTATATTGGTCGGTTAGATGAAGCTGAACGCGAACGCCGAGGATGGCCACATCAACATTTACGAATCGTGCGACAAGATGCGGATACGTATTTGAACAGTGATACAGATCTTCTTCCTTACATAGGAAAATTAGAGTATCAAGAACTTAAACTAAAGTTTATCGAGGATGTTATCAAGCATATCAACGGTCGCGGATATTTGATTCGTAGCTATATTGATTACCTTAAATTCTCACAGGGATCTTAATATGTTAGATATGAGTACCACTGCGCCACGAAAAATGATTCGGATTCTGGTATACCCGAACATTACCTTTGCAAAAGATATTAACAAAGACTCGTTTGTCCAATATTTGTCAACCGTTATTGGACAACTGAATGCATTGCGCAACGATTTATTCTGGACGATTTGGATGCCCGAATCCGTCAAAGCATTGGAGTTTCCAAACACCGAACAAGTCGAATGGCCTCTACCAACTCATGCGCCGGCGATGCGAGTGCATTTTGATGTGCGTGCAGCCAAAAAATTGTTGTCCCAAGATCGGGATATTGATTTAGTGTGGTCGCACCTTCCCGAAGCTACACATGCGCTGTATGCGACGATAGTAAACCTAACGCATCACCGACCAGCATTTTTTGGCTATAGTCATTGGACGGATTTTAATATGACCGCAACATGGGACGGCGCAAGTTTCCGCGAGAACATCAGCGGGCTTTTACACATGCACCGGTGCTATCTGAATACTGAATCCCAAAAACAATTACTTCTGCGCGAGGCGACCTCTGAATTTTCTTCTAAAGTGTGTAATCAACTTGATAAAATTCTTGTTCCGCAAGCACTCGGTATTCCCGCTAATCATATCGCATCAACCATTCACACCCAAACCGAGAAAATAATTGTCTATAATCATCGCCCAGATCCCTATAAAGATTTTCCCGCGTTTCTTCGAGCGATGCGCGAACTTCGAACGCAGCGTAAAGATTTCACTGTTTGGATTCCATTATTAAACACGGCACCTGAGCCGTGGATTACTACGGGTGAGTTTAATAAAACGGAATACTATAATCAGTTGCGCCTGTGTAGAGTGGGAGTTGCACCACGACAGACTTATGCAGGATGGAGTTTATCTGCAACCGATGGGTTGATGAATGGATGCCCCTTTGTTTTTTATAACGCAGATTACTATAAGGAACTGCATCCTACCGCAGATGTGTTTAATGATTGGTCCTCCGCATTGAAGTTGCTTCATCGATATTTGGATGATGAATCGTATCGCAATGATCGCGCAACGGAAGCTCTTGCGCAAGCCCGTCGATTAGATACCGAATCTCGTATGGAATCGTTGAGTGAGTATATTACCGCGTTGTCAAATAGTGTCGCGGTTCGACACAGTAACACGTCG